CCTTCGTAGTATTGCCTATTATTTTCTTGCATCATTGACATATCTTAACTTTTTGAGTTTACTTCTTCAGCTTGAACAGCTTGAGATGCTGCTTGAACTATCTGCGGATCTCTAATTACAACACCTGCATAAGCGAGTATACGAAGTATGACTTCTGTTTGCTCTGTGTTATCTAACTCAAATTGAGTAGATGTAGCTGAATTATATATATAAGGTCCTGAAGTCCAAGGATTTTGACCATTTAATCCTATAAAATTCCAAACAACATCAGCAGGTTTACGTATGTAACTAACCGTTATGTCTGCAGCGTTAACAATTGTTGTTGGCTTTACAAATATATGTGTTTCACCTGTATTTGAACCACCAGTTCCTTGAACTGTTTGCTCGTATAAATAAACGGGGAATTGTATTGTAGGTTTTGTAAGTGGAGAAAGATTAATATTTAAGAAGTCATTGCGCTCTACGCGTTGTAATTCTTTCTCGTCTTTATATATAACTGTACCTATTCTATGTAGATCAGACGGTGGTAAAAAATAACCACCAGCTCCGTTATATGTAGTATTACCTATAGTTTTAAATATAGATATACAATTGTCAATATTTTTTTGTCTGTTAGCGTATTCACTATCAGTTTGCGGCACGCGTAATTGCTGATTGAGATCTTCAAAATAGTTTTCAAAAATTTCTAACTGTACCTGTGTGCCTAGCTTATTAAACTCTTCTGGTGTTATATAGCCTCGTTGTTCTTTGTTAAGAATAGACAACACTGTTGTATAAACAGTATTTACGTTTATTGCCATTGATATTTTTATTTATATAAAGGGCGCATTACACGCCCTTGTATATTATTACACGTTAGAGAAGTTTTTTCTCTATTGATTTATAAACTTCTACGCCTTCGTCTGTTTTAAACCATGCAGCCATTGCTGAGTAAGGGTTTTCATCAAACGGTACGTTCATTAGTTTTCTTCCATTGCTACCCCAAGTAAATGTTCTTTGATCTTGCGAAAGTATAATCACTCCATTTTCAGTTGCTACAATTGCCACGTTACGTAGTTGTACGTTTTCATCATTAGCAAGTTCTACAAATAAAGAAGGATTCTTTTTAGCAAACAATAGCAAGTCGCGTTTAAGTTCTTTAGAACTCATCTGAGATACTCTAGAACCAACTTCTACACGCATAATAGCTTCTACTTGATCTATATCCATAGATGTAGCTGCGTTTAAAGCGTCGATTTGTAGTTCTAATTCATCGAGCTCATCAGTAGCTTGTTCAATAGCGCTATATTCTTGATATAATCTATTTTTCAAAGGGTGATATAATGAAAGTAATTTTTGTAGGTTTTGTTGTTGCTTAGGAACAGTTAGTGTACCGTCTCTAAACATAATATGACCTAAAGTTACTTCACCTTTTTGCTCATCAACAAGTGGTGAATCTTGATTTGTTGCATACCTAATTTCTCGTTGCTTACCATTGGTCTCGTCAAAGTATAATAATGCATGCTTTCTTGTATGTCTTCCTGGGATTTTAAGTGTTAAAGGAGATTTATTTCCTGTTAAAAAATATACACGATCTTTAATTTCCCATTCAGGTTTACTCGGCTTTTGTTCTACAGTGTTAGCCTTAACTGTTTCTTGAGTTGCAACCTCATTTGTTTCTACTGCTTTAGCTTCTTTAGCCATAATATAATAAAATTAAATAGTTAAAAAATAATATCCCCCGCCCGAAGACAGGGGTTATTATTAAAATTGAATCATTAGATTCCTTTGAATAGTACAAAGTTATTAGCACCTTGAGTTACTAAACATCTTTCAGATAGGAAGTTTACTTCCATTGCGTCAAGAGTTGAAGTAAAAGCACCACCAGCTGAACCAGTCAACCAAGACTTCATACGACGATCATCGCTTTCAGAAGCTCTATATCGTACGTGTAAAAACGGACGACGGATGTTAGATCCTAGAATTTGATCGTAGACTGTAGAAGTTCCAGCAGGAACTAATACACCTTCGATTGAACTAATTCCAGCAACACCACCACGAGTAGAAGCATCGTTTAGATATTTCCAATCAGTCTTATAGAAATCGTAAGAACCACGACGGAATCCAGAGAATCCTAAGTTCAATGCCATTTCTTCAGAATTTTCGAAAAGACCAAATGCAGTACCTCCAGCTGAACCAGCAGAGATTGCAGATAGCATATCGTCAAAGTCTAGTGAAGTCTGACGCTGTAAAAACAACATGTTTTCTTCAATAGCTCCTTGAGTATCTAGGTTTTTAAGAATGTTATCAAACTCATCTAGTCCGTTAGCAGCAGTAAATCCTACTTCTACGTTACCACGAGATTGAATAGCAGCAAATAAACCTTCAGTACCAGGCAAAGTAGCCGTAGCACCTGCAGCACCACCTTGATTATACTCACCTTCTACTAATGCCATTTCTAGGTAATCTTCAAAACGCAAGCGAGTTTCAGATTCAGCCTTTAAATACCATAAGAATCCAGAAGTACCATCTTCAGTAGCAACTTCTACCCAACCAATCTGTGCCATATCAGAACCACTAATAGTGTATTGATCTCTTATGATAATTGGAGAGTTAGAAAATTGAGTTAACTGAGGAGTTACAGATACTCTTGTGTTAGCAGCTTGTACGCCTGTTCCAGCAGCAGCACCACCAAGGTTACTACCTTTTACATATGCAGAACCATATACAAACACTTTAAGACTAGCTTGAGCCCCAACAGCAACAGCAGCAGCTACAAATCCAGCAGCAACAAGACCAGTTCCAACAAAAGGAGCTACAGTAAATGTACCACCGTTTCCAGGAGCACCACCAGCAGCTACAGTTGTAGAAGCAGTTACAATACATTTTTGCTCAGCACCAGTCGCAGGGTTTAATAGAACTACAGTATCATTGATAGAAACAACGTTTCTCACAGTGTTAGGTACTGTAATAAGGTTAGCGTTTGCAGCATCTGCTCCAATACCAAATCCAGTATAACTGATATGTAATCTATTTTGTTCAGACCAAATTACTTGATCAGATGTCATTGGCATTTCAGCGCCAACCATACGTAAGAATCCAGATAGTGTACGGTTTCCGTAACGCTCTACTTCTTGTTCGTAAATCTCAGGTAGATACTGTTGTGCAAAAGTTGCACCACCAGCTCCAGCTGCGTTAAATTGTAGGTAGTTACTCGCCAACAGTTGTTGAGTTGCCGAAGGTATTAAACTACCAAATTGTGGAGTTAAAGCCATAATTTTTGTTTTAGTTAGTTAAATTTTTTAGTTTTGATTTTTAATTTTGAAGAATCAGCGCCGCTTATTGCTTTTACTTTTAATCCACCAATATAAACTTCACCTGAGTTTGTTTGCCTAGGCTCATTGCTTATGTTTTTAGATTTAGCCATAACATCTTTAACAGCATCAGCTTTGCCTTGCTCATAAAAATGTTGTGCTATTGTATCAGCGTTACGAGCTGCGTATATAGCTTTGTGGTAACCTTTAGTATCTGTTATTTCACCTTTGTCATTTAAGAACGTCTTAATGAAGTTTGTAATATCAGATTGATTTTCAGCTACCTGTGCTGGGTTTTTAATACCGTATCTAAATTTTTTATCACTAACTTTAAAATCGAAACCTTCGAAATCATTATTTAATAATTTTTTAGTGCGGTCAATAAAATCTCCATGCTTAGCTTTTACAGCTTGCTGCTCTTCGTTGTATCGGTTGAAAAACTCTGTTGCTTTCTTTTGTTCTTGGGTTACGCCCGGTCTCAACTTGATCTCGTCGTAATACTTTCCCTTAAGATCTTCAAGAAATCCCTTAGCTTTGGCAACCTCCTCTTTAAACGCAATTTTTCTTTTGCGTATGTCTTTTGGTTCGTCGATATCTTCATCATAATCAAAATCTTCTAATAGAAGACTTACGTCTTCAGAATCTAAATGTGGTTTTGTTTGTTTATAATATTCTCGTATTAAAGTTTGGTTATCAACATTGGTATAATCTGCGTTAAGCCTAACATAGTCTTGTACAGTTCCGCCAGTTTCCTCCATAAAGGCAACTAGCTTTTCAATATTTTCAGGTAAAACTCTTTGCTCTTTTACAGCTTGTTCTACTTCTTTTACAATTTCTTCTTGTACTTCTTCTTCTGTATTATCTACTAATTTTATAGGAGATTCTACTTCATCTTCGGAGGTCCGTACTTCTTCAACCACTTCTTTGCTGTCGCTACTGTCTTTGGACTCTTCGACAATAGCATCGCTATCATTTGTCTCTTGTGTTTGAACGGCATCTTCTTCTTTTATTTCTTCGTTTGGTATTACAACTTTTGTAACACTAGGTTCTAATTTCACTAAAGGTTCTTTCATGTTAACTTTAGTAATTTCATTTTGACCTTGATTATCACCTAAATTCTTAGGCTTAGAATGAGATTTTATTTTAAATTCTCCTTCTTGTTTTATTTCTTCTGACATAATATAATAATATAAAATTAATGGGGTTTATTTTCAACGAGGCTCAAACTGTTCAAGTCCAAATCCTCCTAGTGAGTCAAACCCAGCTGACTCAAAATTCTTAGGCAGTTCATCGTTTTTACGCTGTGAAATCATTTCTGATTGCTGTGTACCTATAATTCTAGCACGTTCGTCTTTACGATCTTCTATATCTTGTTCTTTTGCTTTTTCTGCTTCTACATCAATTCTAGCTAATTGCATATCATATTGAAACTTTTCTGCCATAAGCTGTTTTTTAATTTCAGCTTCTGTTTGCATGCGTTGTATTTCAAACTGAGATTTACCTTGCTCTAATTGTAATTTAGTTTCAGTAAGAGCTTGTTGTTTTTGCAGTTCAGCTAATGTTGACTGTTCAGCAGATTGAGCATTAGCTTGTGCTTGCGCTTGTATATTTTCAAGCTGAGCTTTTCTAGTTGCTTCTTGCTTTTGCTTACGTTTTATTTTAAGCATTTGATTAGCTAATTTAATATTAGATATCTGTCTAATATCTATAGCATCTTCTAAATCAATACCTCCGTTTTGTAAAGCAATTTGTATATTTCTTTCTAAACCTGCTTTATCTTCTTCTTCAGGTTCTAATTCTAAGAATATACCGAACTCATGCAAGTTTAGTTTTTCTATTTGCTCTAAAGTATCTACATTAAAAGTGCTAATACTATTCATTAAAGCTTGTTTCAATAATGGAAATTCTAACATATCAGCAACGCGTAAACTAATATTTTCAGCAGTTCTTACAGTTAGATACATAAGTGATTGTAGTATATGTTTAGTAGCTGTATTAGAAGCTGCGGCTGCTAGTTTTTGTAATCCAACTAATGAATCTTTATCTGGTTGACTACCATCTCTTGCTTCATTTAGCCCAGTTACATCTCGTATCATTTGTAAATAATATTGATATGTTTGCGTTAATGATTGTATTTTAGCCATACCCGATGAAGTCTGAAGTTCTTGTATTGGTAC